CCGCCTAGCGCGGTGTGCCATTTATTACATTGGTCGCATTGTTTAGCAGCTATTACCGTAGTCTCGCCGTTATCGTGGATAGTCGTAGCTAGGCCGTCTTTAATAAAAGTAATCTCGCCCATGTCTATACCTGCGGCTTCCATTGACCCGTTGAGGTCATGACGTGCCAAATCGGGTTACATTGATTAGCTCGTACTCGCTCGGTGCACTTGTACGCAGCCCACGGTTTACCCGTAGCCTTGGCCGTGCCCTCGGCCCAAATCATCGTCCCATGAGAGCATCTAGGACCCTCAGGGACTAGCTCGCCGCCGAGTTGCGCACCGATTTCTAGCAAAGAGCTTGCCATCGTAGCCATATCCTCGATAGAGGCTTTAGTGCTCCAAGGGTCGGAGTCTGCGGGTAGTGTGTCTACTTTCTGCATATCCTGAGCCGTAGGTCTAGCGTTGTGCTCAAGGCTTGGAGTTAGTAAACCGATAACCCGGCCGTAAGCGCTGGTAATTGTGTCCTCTATAAACCATTTTTTCATATTGTTTGGATAAGTAGAAACGTTACCAAACGCATAATCTACGGCGCTCGGGACCATGTCCTCATATTCGCGATAAGCCTCGGCCTTAACTAGGATAGTGCCCTTAATTACGTCAATATCCTCGATGTAGGCCACGAGTCGGCCCGATGGAAACTCAGATCTGAAGCGTTTAATACGAGCGTTTACGTCCTCGTATCCTGCAAGGAAACTACTCATCGCTTGGCCTCAGCATCTTTTAGCGCCTTAGCAATATTACGGCCACGTAAGAAACCCTCGCCTAGCCCTACCTTGTAGCCCATTTCATAAGCTGCATAAATAAACAAGCCCATAAATAAGGCCACCATACCTACTACTATTAAATCCAAACTATTCATTATCTGCCCTTTGTTAAGGCCGATTAAGCTACTAAACCGAGTAGCCCTCTCAGCGTTTGTAGTATCAGTATGAGGGCTTTTTGTCCGAAAGCAAAGCGTATACGTGTTTGGCGTGTCGCTACTTGGCGAGCCTATCCTCTAACAGGATTTCGTAAATACGGTCCACCCGAGCCTCAATACGCTCAACACGACCCGCTAAATTATGGCCGCCGTTATTATCGTGCTTAAGCTCTGATAAATAGTACTTAACAAAGTGTCGGATAAGCCCAGCCCCTAACCCCAAAATAGTAAACGCGCCGAGCAAGATACCAATTAGGAGCTGAGCTTTTTCCATTACTTAGACTTAACGCCGTAAGCGCCCTCATTAGGCGCTATAGCCTTGAGTAGTGGCCCGATTAGCCCCGCTATAAAAGCGTTAGCTAATACTTTTGGATCAGAAATACCCGATAAATACAAAGCTCCTACGCAGCTTATAGCCGCACGTAGGTAAGACTTACCAGCTTCGATAGCTTGCTTTTTCATTGTGCTCTCCTGTAATGCCCTTAAGGGTTTGTCTTACTCTAAACCTAAACTAGCGATTAAGGCTTTAGCCTTGGCCGCTGAGACCTCTACCTCGAAATGCATATCGTCGGGCCTTGTCTTAAAATCGCCGCCCCACTTAAGCCCGTACTTTTTAGCTAGGGCACGTATCATCGGGACTTTCTCGGCGGGGAAAGTGTCGTACTTGCCTAAAGGGTGTCGAGTCGCGTTAAGGTCTATAGCCGTGCCGCTTGAATGACAAGATAATTTTGTAGCGTTACCTCTAACCATCCTGTAGGCATAGCCCCAATCGTCGAAAGTGCCCTCGTCTATCGTCTCAATTAGCTCGTGAAACTCCGCAGCAAAGGCGGCCAAGAGAGGCCCAACACTCTCGGCGCACCTTAGCTTACGGTCCGTACCCTTTACAGGGTAGGACTTTATTTTAATCTCTGCCGGATCTTTAGAGGCAGGGTATCCGTTATAGCTTGTAAGGCTCACTTGCCTAATTTCAATCCCTCAGGAATTGGCTTTGAGTATTCCCATTTGGCAATGTATGCGCCTAAGCCATCTGAATCATCTTGCAACCATATTCCTAATCTCCAAAAATCATCTGTTGGATTAATTTCAGGATAGGCTTCTATAATCTTTTCCCATAGTTCCATTGTTATGCTCCTATAAATGAACAGTTCATAAAGGTAAAATCCTCTGCACCAGAAACCATAGTGGTCGCTGCAACACCACTATTTTGATATATCATTAGTTCCACATAATCTCCAGCTGTTAAAGATAAAACATTTGAGATGCTTGTAGATGTCAAAGTGCCAGCATTTGTATTACCTGTAAATATGGCTAAACCAATCGAGGAACCATTTACGTAAAAACGCAATATCATATTTCCAGCAGTTAAAGGGTCAAAACCACTTACCGCAGTAAATAACCATTTTCCAGTATATCCAGTAGGTATAGTAAATCGTGAGTTGTTTACAGTAGTACTGTGCATCGAACTTGAGTCAAATTGTTCTGTATTTAATGCTATCGCCGTTACCGTGTTATTGGCGATTGATTGACTTGCGCGAGCAGACGCAGAACAACCCACAAAAGTAGAACCGCTCGCAGGTGTAGCCCATTTTACTTTATACGGGCTTACTGTTGTATCTGCCGTTAATACTTGGTTTGTAGTTCCAATAGGTAAATTATCATAAGTGCCTGAGCCGGTACCCACTACGATATCGCCGCTAGCCGTAATAGTTGTCGCCATATCATTAGTGATAGTTACCGCGCCCGATGATCCTCCTCCGCTAATACCTGTGCCGGCCGTTACCGCCGTGATATCACCGACCGGAGCACCTACCCAAGCTGCACCGTCGTAATACTCAAGAGCGTTTGTATCCTTGAGAAAAGAATACTGACCCTCTTGTGGTGATGTGATAGCCGCCGATCTTGCTGCCGATGATGCAAAAACGTTAATTCCCTGCATGAGGTAGCCGTTTACATCGCCGGCAGTTAATACCTCACGGGTAGTAAAGGTCTTAAAACCTTGTCCAGCCGCCATATCCCTACTCCTTAGTACGCTAGCACGGAGGTATCGAGCACTCCGTATAGTGATGAGTTTAGTATAAAGCCGTCGATAATCGGCTCTAGTGTTGTAAAAGTCGTTTTCCAAGAGTTAGGCGTTACTCGGTGCTGCACTCCAAAAATTTGTAAAGTCTGTTGGAGAGTCGAGTTACCTGGTTGGTTAGTCGTAATTTCTACAGGGTCAAAAAAATCAAGATCTAAAGCGGCGATTATGCCAAGGTTATAGTTATCGGTATAAAGATCTAGCTCTATAGCATCGCAGCGAGTCTGTGTATCTTTGCGGCTTGCTACGTAGGCCCGTGCGTAATCTAGCGCGGCTTGGTTTGTATCCATTACTAGATTTTGCTGGTTATAGGAGTGTATAAAATACTCCTCAATAGAGGCTGCATCCTCGGCAAGCTGAGCCGTACCGCCTATCTTTGTAATAGAGGCTGAGTTATATACCTGCGTATCATCTAAGCGCCAGACGGCGTTAAAATATGTAATCTCGCTGCCATCGTCATTAAATACAACAGGCGGCAAAGCCTGAGACTCTATACAAAAAGCCCTATCGTGTAGCTCTACGGATCCTCTAGCGTTAATATATAAAGCGCCGTACTCGGAAATAGTGGCCGTTTGTAGAGCTTGTAACGCCGTGCGAGCCGTACCGGGGTCGGCCTGGAATATCGTGTCTCCGTATTGAATTTCTCGCATGGATGGAGGCCAGGCAATTTCATCAAGGATAGCGTTTACACGCTCGCCCGGTAAGTCGCCAGCGGAGGCTAAAGTAATCGTAGAGACTTGGCTATTTTGGAAAAGTCTAAAAGCATCGACGGCGGTTATAGTTGTATAAACTACATCGGTCGCCATCTTAGGCGTAGTAGTTGTATAGCTAGTAATAAAACCGCTAAACATAGGATACTCGAGACCTGCATATGTGCCGCTTATTTGTACTTTACGCAAAGGTGTAAGTAATCCATAGTAAGGCCCTGCCGCATTTTGAGGGTTAAAGTCTCCATTTTGGTCCACAATACGCAGAGTTAAAGTACCTGTTTGAAAAACGTCGGCCTGCGCATTACGGCCCCGAGTAGTTGTAACACCATCGACTACATTAGATACGTCCACGATAAGAGAGGCCGCATCGGCTAAAACGTTTGTACCTAAAATTCCACTATCTAAAATCATAGCCTGAGCAAAAGCCGGGCCTGTAGAAAAATTGATAACCGCGTTTATTGTAGGGACCGTCATAGTACGCCCGCCGTTGTAAGCGGATCTCCACCGCGGTTTAGACGTTGAATAGTATCCTGAATAAGTCCCGCAAATTCATCTTGAGAAGCAATAGCGCCAGCGTTAATAGTTATTTGATACATCGCAGCGGCTTGAGCTGCATAGTTAGCGCCTCGTACCGCGCTACCAATATCAGCGCCTCCCGCTATTCCAGATAAAAATGACTCTTGAGCAATATCATCGGATAAATCTACTTGAGCGGCTAGTGCTGCAATAATCGGATTACTCTTAGTGAAATTAGTAGTGTTGGCTGGTATTAGTTGCGGAGATCCCATTTGTGAAAGACTTTTAGCAGCGCTTACAGACTCCAACATCCTAATATATTCTTGTAACGCCTTGAGACGAGCAGCATCGGCATCGGCTTGAGCTTTAGCCACGCGGTCAATCATGCTTAGCTCGGCAGACTCGCGAAGCTTTGTAAGGGTAAGGGCTGCGTTTGTAGTATTGCTAAGAGAAGCTAAACGAGCTATCTCGGTTAGTTGTATCTGTACGCGCTCACTATAGCTCTCTTTAGCTGCTAATTCGCCTGCCTTAGTTATAGCTGCGTTATATTTACCAAAAGCAATATCTCGAGCAGCCTCTTTATCCTTTTCGGCCATCTTGCTATCGTTAATAATCTTGAGCTCTGCTAGTAGCTGAGTGTTAAGCGCTGAGAGAGTTGCCTCGCTAATTTGAGTAACGCCAGCTAGTTTGGCCATGTCGGCGTTTTTCTGAAACGCTGCAAGCTCGCCTATTTTCTGTAGGGCTAAAGTCCCGTTTTCATCCTCAATAGCCATAAGCGCCTCAAGGCGTAAGCGTGTCTCTTTGTCGTATGTAGCCTGTAGTGCAGCGGCTATAGAGATACGGTTAGAGTCAAATACGGCCGCAGCCTTAGATAACGAAAGTTTATTTTTCTCAGCTATGGCGCTTTTCTTTTGTAAAGCTAGTAGCTCCTTTTGTCGCTTAGCAGCATCGGCCTCAGCCTTAGCTCGAGCCTTAGCGTTAGCCGTTTCCTCGATGGCTCTATATCTTTCGGCTGCCGCTCCGCCATATTGGCGATCCGCTACTACGCCCATAAAGGCTTCGCCGCTTAGTTTGTAGCCTAGTTTGGTTATAGCCATACCAAAATCGCCACCTAGTTTAGCTAAAAATACAAAAGGCGTAGCTAGTTGCCCTACTAATTCTACAACCGCAGCTAGAGAGTCGGCGAGGTTATCTACGCTTTCTGTTAAATCCTCGGTAGTTGTATCGCCTGCGAGCCTTGCAAAAGCATCGACTAACGCGCCTCCTACGGTCTCCTGTAGGTTTCCGTACGCTATTTGTACCGCTCCGACTTTACCCGCGTAAGTATCTAAACGAGTTGCATTTTGCCCGCTATATTGCTCGGTTAATTTTTCTTGAATAGTTAAGAAACCCGCAGCGGTTAATTCTGTTTTAGATAGTCCCGTGTTGTATTTGGCTATACCTTTACTTTGTCCAAGGTAGGCAAGGCTTAAATCTTTAGCCACCTCGGCGGCATCGATGCCAGTACCTGCCGAGATTTCTAGGGCAAGGTTTAGTAAATCCTGAGACTTAGTAAACGAGCCCGTCGTGGAAATTAAGGTCTGAAACGCAGGCCTTAAAACATCGTCGGCGACGGCGGCAGATTTTTCTAGATCGGCTATAAATCGGGTTATGCGTGTATTCTCAAAGCCAAGCCCTAGATTTTCTACGGCCTTAGTTAAACGTACCGCGGCGGCTTCATCCTCGGCAAAGGCTTTAACAGATTTTTTACCAAATTGTGCTAAAGCCGTAGCGCCAAAAGTAACACCAAACGCTTTGGCTAAACTCTTTACGCTTTTCTCAAAGCCGCCTATCTGTTTTTGTCCCTTAGCAAGGGCCTTACCGTCAAAGGTCGTAACGGCATTAACAAATAAATCGGGTAGCTTCATTATGCGGCCTTGTCGTAGCGGCCTTGGTTAAACGAGGCTATGGTATTTTCTATAGCTCTTACTACCGCAGCTTTAGCTTTACCTTGGTCCTCATACCAAGCTCTATAAATCATGCGACCGCGAGAGGCTTGGTCCGGACCATACAAAGGCCCCATACGGCTAATAAAATTAGCACCAGCTCGCGGGTTATTAGACCTACTCTTTGAGGAGCCGCCTGGGTTTTTACGTCCTGCGGTCTCATAGATAGCTCCACTAGCTGAAGCATTAGCTACGATGTATTGAGAGCTCCATCCCCTGCTATTGCGCTTACTTGGAGCTTGAGAGTAGTAAATCCCCTTACGCGTAGCCTCGGCGTTATACAAAGGGAAAAGGCGACGAGTACTACCGCCTAAAGTGGACTCTCTAAACGCTGAGGTACGAGCGGTAATCTTTTTATCTTTAGCTCCATCGTCCCAGTTGTAAAGCCCACCAGGTGAAGCGGTAGGAGCGTAGTCCCGAGCCTTATCACGGATAGGTATCATCACGCCTTTAATCTCTTTATTCATTTCTTTAAGTAGCTCGGGATCTATTTTACGCAGCGCGCGGATAGTCTCTTTAACGCCGTCCAGGTTTACGGACATTTTTAGACTCCTCCGCTTGCTCGTTTAATACCTTTACTAACATCTTAAACATCTCAGTATCTAGCTCAAGTACCGCTTGAGGCGCGATCCCTAACCTTATTGATAGTTGCGCTACCAAATGAGTTAGAGAGTCGCGCCCTAGCTTAAAGGCTCGTCGTCTAGTACCTCGACCTTAACTAACATATCGAGAAACTCAGCGCCAAACATAGGCACCGTAACGCCTGCCGACCTTAGGCACTCATGCGCCAGCCAGTACACGTCACTCTGTTTTTCATCCAAACGAAAGGCTTTATGAAAGCCTTGCTTTGCGTAAAGCTCAAAGGCGTACTCGATACGAGGAGTTATCTGATGCTCAGTAACCTCGCCCGTAACCCTTGTTATTTTTAGTCGTGCCATTTGTTTGCCCCTTTTTTAGTTTGTTATACGGTTGTGTCTACGACAATAACTGAGTTGCAGGTAAAAGTAATACTCTGCGTTGAAATATCGCCTACGGCTCCGTTAATATCTGTAGTGTTATTAACGAGGATAGTAGTTTGATAC